TCCGGCGGCCGCTGCGGGTCCGGCGGCTGGTGCCGCCGTTGTAGTTCCCGCTGATGTTCAAGTTGGTGCCTACGGCGAACTCTGAATGGTTGGGGACGCCTTTCTCGTCGGCATAGACGACGATGTCGCCCGGAAGGATCCCGCTGCTGCCTTCGTGCCAGATGCCCATGGCGTCCGCGTCGTCGCGCAGTTCTTTAGATCTGCGGTTAAGGCCGCCTATCATGTCCAGGGCACCGTTTTGATAGAAGACGGCCATGATCTGCAAAACACACCAGTCGTCTGACATTTTATATTGCTTTTTCGGCTTAAGGGCCTTAATGACGTCGGCGTGTGCTGTTGGGGAGCCGTCGTAGTGCGTGAAGGTGGAAAGGATAGAAAAAAGTGTTATCATGTCAGTCCTTTCTCGCAAGAGTGCGGATTATTCTACCCCGTACCAATCTCTGCATCTGATAGAGTTTTCTCAATCAAAATCTGCCTATGCATTTGACGGTACGGATGCAGGCACGGAAATCGGACGGTGAGACAGTCTTAAACTTGTATGTGATAGTCGGCGTAGTGCCGATGATGATTGAGGTCATAGGTGGTCTCCTTAAATCAAATCAATATAATCTTCGACATTTCCGATGCTCACAGATTTACTGGTAATATCATTTGCGTACCCTGTAATCCTGAACATAATGCCAGTGTTGCTCGTCTGCCTGTTTAATACAAGAGATTGTGCTTTCGTGCCTTTGAGCATCACATTGTTCATCGCACCATCAGCAATCGTTATAAGATTAAGTCCATTCTGTAAAAAACGACAGTTCTCAAATTCAAGATAAGAACCTGCAACAAAATCTGTATTATTATGGAAAGAAATTGAAAACCCGTTGTTATCGTCTGTTTTACAAGTGCATGACTTCATGATTATTGTATCGTTATCATGGAATCCTGCACCATATGCTTGCACATAAAAACCATTGACTTGTTCAAAAACGCAGTTTTCTATTTCCCTATAACCTTTCGCAACGTTTGTACTGTAATCATCATGCACCGCATATCTCAAACCGTTAGATTGTACGGTAAGGTTTTTCAAACTGCATACACTTCCAAGGTTTAGCGTTGAAATGTAATTTCTCTTTGTTGTGTCAGATGCCGTTAATACAACATCATCCCTGTTCCCAACGCCTTCGATCGTCACGAAATCAGGGACAACCAGCCCAATAAATGCTGTGCTTTCAACTGCCCATTGTTCTGCTGAATAATATGATTTAATATCATATGTTCCTTCATAAATCTTTATTGTGTATGTGTTTTTGGCACTTGCATCTGTAATGGAATCAATAGCATCTTTTATACTTGTAAAATCCTTTGTGCCGTCCAGTGATACAGTTATCACATGATTTTGGGCAGTATCGCCATTTATTACAGAAACATTATATGCACCTTCAGACCTTCCAGTCGGAAGTTCTCCATCACAAAACATTGCTGTGCTTTTAATTCCCGCAGTGGAATTATACGGGATACTAATAAGCACATAACCATCGGATGAAGGCGTGATTGACCCATCAACATAAGTATCAGTATTAGCAAAGAATGTGATGTTTTCATTGGCATCAATATAAAGACAATGCCTGTTATATAACCCTCTATAATTGTATGTTTTTCCTACTTTGACTGGTATTTTATAAGGAACTATTGCAGATGTTGATGCATTTGCAACTGATCCGTTATCGGCATAATATTTGCCTGTAACAACATCGGAAAAAAGAATATACTGATAATCATAATCAAAAATATTTTTTGTTTTCGTGATGAGAACGGAATCGTCAGACAGTTCGGCACCATCAAAATGATTGTTATCATCAAATTTACTCCTGACATATCTGTCTATAGCAGTTACGTTATAAGGGATGTACTCAGTAGCGGTAGAGCCTAACTCAATCTGTGCTTTGTTGCCGTTTGGAGAAATATCCCCAGCACTATACAAGATAAATCTTATATATGCTGTAGTTGATCCAGTTGTAAATGTCTGTACTCTTTCAGTTAAAGCACTTGAACTTGAAACAATCCCTCGCCTTGTGGCTACTGTCTTACTTCCCGTATATTCTACAAGAACGATCTGTGTAAATGTTGATGTTGTCCAAACGTGAAGAGTATAATTTGTTGACGCACTAACAGGAATAAACTCTACGCACCTCAAGAAATTGCTCTGTGAATATTCAGCACCACCAGAATCAATGTTTCCGTTAGCAAAGTCACCGAAAAACAAATTTCTTGTTTTTTCTGAAATCGCATCAATCTTATCCCCCACCACCCTTGCATCTGCCGCCTGTCCGCTCTGGGAGAGGGTGGGGTCGATTAATCCCGAAATCGGTAACTTCTTCGTTCCCGTTCTCTCATTATCTACGACAAATACGTCACCTTCTGCCGGTGCGCTTTCCGCCGGCAGGTTTATGATCCGTTTCGTGCTAAGTTCGTCTGCCATTCTTTTGTCCTCTTTAGATCTCTATTGCATTGCCTTCGCTGGTCGTCAAGATGTAGCCGTCCGCAGTTTCTGCGACATAGTAGCCGATCCGCGACCGCAGGATGATAATCGTCACACTTGTCCCGGGCGCGGTGGCGGTCGGTGTCACAGTAGCGACGGCGTTTGAAGTGTCCAGCGTGTAGTCTGTACCCGGCACTCCCATCAGGCCATTGATGTAAACGTGTATAATGTCGCTCTGATCGTATGCGTAGTTTGACATGTCCAAGGCGATCACGTTCGTGCTTTCAGTCAGTGTCACGTCTTTGCGGTACTGCTGTATATATGTATCAATACTCAGCTTTGATGTGAGTGTGTCGAACCAGGCATTAAAGCCGGCTGTCATGTTCTGGTAAAAAGTCTCGCATGCGTCCTGCCACTGTGCGAACAGCTGCGACGTGTCGACCTGTTTGATCAGTCCGGTGACCCAGCCGCACAGGGACGTGCCGCGCTGGTCCTGTATGTTTGCCTGCGGGATCGCAGTCGCGCCGGCCGGAATGTAAAGGTATGCCAGCACAAGGTCCTTCACTGTGGCCGTCTGCGTCGGCTCCGGTTTGGCCGGTGATGTCGCCGGGGTTCCGTCGACCGCGATGATCGAGATCGTGCGCGCAGAGTAGTCTAGGCGGACCATGATGGCCGTGTAGCGCGCCAGCGTGACGTGTGACGCCGTGATCGGCATGGTCAGCACTGCGTCGTTCCGGATCCAGCGGCAATCTACGATTGCGCGGCCGGTCTGGATGTCGACGTTCATGCCTGTGGCTGCCTGGACTTGCATGGCGCCGCCCACAGATTCATAGACGCCGTCCGATACCAGACCGTCAAAATATTCCGTGATCTGCGCGGCGTTATATGTCCGGTCATGGTTCAGACTGTTAAAAAATCCGTATGTTATTGCCATTTTTTCATTTCTTCCTCTTTGCGCCGCGGGCTGTCCGGCGCCCTCTGCCGCCTGCAGTTTCTCCGTGCGCTGTGTTTGTTTTCATGTTCCGGATCCGCGACAGCGGCCCGGCGTGTCTGGTCTTTTCTACTTGATCCGCGACAGCGGTCCGTTAATCTTCAGCCATTTCCTTCTTGATTCCTTTTCTTGTGTTTTTATTCATCCGTCCAGGTGCCGAATGTCGGCAGTGTGACGCTGCCGTTTTCGTCTTCCGAATAGATCAGTTCTGTGATCCGTGATTTTGCATCATAAAATTCTGTTTTCAGCTGTACCATGTCGCCCAGGAAGTAATCCCTGTCTAATTTGTACATGCCGTTGTGGTTGATCTCGCCGGAAAGCTTTTCTTTGTCCTGCTTTTTAACCATTTCGGAAGCGCCGTAGTTTATCAGCATTTCCTTGTAGGTTTCCAGGGTGATGATTGCCCCGTTGCTGGAGACTTGCGACGCGTCAATAAAGCCTTCGCTTCTTGCCAGGCCGGAAGCTGTGCCGATCGATTCGGTAATCTGGTCTGTGCCTTCGCCTTCGCCGCCGATCAGGGCGGCGTTAAAGGTGTCTTCTGTGATCTCTTCATAGCCGGCGCTGATCAGGTTGTCGTATTCCATTGAAAAAACGACGGGAGTCACGGCCGACTGGTCGAAAGATCTGTCAGTGCCTTTTGCGATGTCGAAGACAAAGTTGCCGTTGCTGATGTAGACGTCCCAGCCGTAGCCGTACAGCTCACATGTCTTTTTGGTCCAGTCTGCAATATTTTCAGAAAATAACTGCGCTTCGATGGTTTCGGTGTATCCTTTGGCCGGTGCCAGGGTGAAATTCGGGATCACGCGGGCCGGATCCGTCGGCGAAATGATGTTTTCGGTGATGACCTGGCGGATCGCGTTCTCTACGGTGCCCGACAGGTTTGTCTGTTGCCAGACAATGCGCTGGCCGACGATCTTCTTCAGGC